GTATTTTCTGCCAGTCGCTGCTTTTATGTCACGTTTCCCATTGAGGAGTGAACAAGCGGTTGGTATTAATGCTTCTGGTCCTGATTTTCATGAACTTATAGAATATCTTAAAGTTAATGGTGACAAGGTTGGTTATGTTGCTGGTGATTTCTCCAAATATGACCTTGGTATGTCACCGGATGTAATCTTGGCTGCTTTTGGCTGCATGATTGACATCGCTCGCCTCATGAAATTTGAGGAACGAGATTTGTTTCTTATGCAGATGATTGCAAACGAGGTTGCTAATCCGGTTGTTGCGTATCATGGAGAACTCATCCGTCTTTCAGGTAGTAATCCATCTGGGCAAAATATGACTGTCTACATCAATGGTATTGTGAATGCAATTTACCACCGGTGTGTGTACAATCGTGTTATAACAGACAAGTCGCTGTTATTCGAAGATAATGTTCGTGTAACTTTTTACGGTGACGATAGTCTGTTTGCCCCAAGTGAGCAAGTGAGTGACAAATTTCATTTTAACACACTTTCCAGTGAGTTTGCACGCGTCGGTATAAAATACACGCCTGCAGACAAGTCGGATAGTGCGCCTGATTTTGTTCCACTTGAGGATGTCGATTTCTTGAAACGTACCCCTGTTTACAATCCGGATTTGGAGATGTACTTGGGGGCATTGTCGAAAGAATCGATTTTGAAGTCCTTGTTTTGTTCCGCGAGTGATACACTTCCCGCCAACATTGCATCCGGAGTTAATTTGGATGGCAGTATTCGCGAGATGTTTAATCATGGGCGTGGACCTTATGAGGAGTGGCGCGATAAAGTCCATACTATAGCTTCTAAACACAATTTGGGTGCGTTTATTAACAATCTCAATACGTCGTATGATAGCTATATGGCAAATTTTGTACGTAAGTACCTCCCCGAGCCTGAATCTCATTAAACTTGTCATAAACGCGAACTGCCTCGCGTTGTGTTAAAGAGCAGACTACATATTTGGATACCATTTTCGTGATCGATTTTCTCGTAGATCATGGAGATAGGCTTTGTGTTTTAGGAATTAGATGTATTTACATAGGATTTGTCCACCAATTTTGAGATCGTGCTGTATATAGTTTGACACTACTTGTGCAGTATTAAATGTAATGTGTTACCAATTTTGATTTACTTAGACGGTTTAAGAAGCCCCCACAATGTGCTTCATGTGTAAGTCCGCAGGATAGCGGCAAAATTATTGAAATGCTTGAAAAGATTTATTGTTCAGTGCGTGAGATTCAGTCTCGCGTCGCTCGAGAAAATCCTTCTCGCAAACGCACCTACGCCTTTTTGGATTCTCATTCAGAGGTGGAAGTTGCGCGAGGTGATACAGGTTCCAAACAGATTTTGGAATTTGTTGACTCGGATCCCGGGTACGGGATAAATATACAAGGTTACAAGGATGAAACATACGACTCTATTCAAGCTGGCGATTCTTCGCTGGGTGAGTTTCTCAGTCGTCCTGTCAAGATACACGAGAAACGGTGGACTACCACTTCACCACTCGATATCATTGAAGGTTTTAACCCTTGGAAACTATTTTGTGAGAATCCTGCTGTGTTTGAGAAGTTAAAGTACTTCAACAACATAAGTGGCACTATGACCATCAAAGCTATGATCAACGGGAATGCTTTCTTGTTTGGGCGTGCTATGTTGGCATATGAACCACTTCAGCGAGATTCGAGCTTCACATATCCCCTTATTGCGAGTCGGGACTATGTTCCGATTTCCCAGCGGCCACATATTTTGTTAAATCCCACGTCATGTGAAGGAGGTACTATGCAACTGCCATTCTTTTGGTATAAGAATTACTTAAGTATCCCCGATCGTGATTGGGATGATGTGGGCGAGGTATTGGTTGTTCCTCTCAATCCATTGCTGCACGCTTCTGGCGAGAATGCCAGTGTTTCTATAACTGTGTATGCATACATGGAGAATGTGATACTTACCACTCCTACTGCCCTACAATCTAGTTCGCTGCTTTACTCACATGCTAAGGGGCGTGCTACGTCCACGCGAGTGAATGATGAATATGGTAAAGGAATTATTTCCAAGCCTGCCAGCGCGGTTGCTGCTGCTGCGGGCTGGTTGAATAACTTACCTGTCGTTGTTCCATACGCTCGCGCAACAGAAATGATTGCAACTCGCATTGGCCAAGTGGCAACACTATTTGGCTATTCCCGTCCACCCAACATTGATGGTGTGGATCAGGTTAAAGTCATGTCATCCGCTCCATTTGCAGTTGTGGATCGTAGGGATGAGGTACTCAAGCTCACTCTCGATTCCAAGAATGAATTAACTATTGACCCCCGAACAGTTGGTTTGGAGGCTCAAGACCACATGGGTATAGTTGATATTGCGCAGAAGCAGTCATACCTTGCTACTACTCGGTGGGCAACGTTTGACAATGGTGATATACCAGGAGTCGTATTGTTTAATAGCAATGTGACACCCGCACTGAGCAGTAATCTTGGCACCCAGTATAACATGACGCCAATGGCATTTATGTCACAGATGTTTGAGTACTGGCATGGAACAGTCACTTTTCGGTTTCAAGTTGTTGCTTCCAATTTCCACAAAGGTCGTTTGCTTTTGCAATACGATCCAAATGGATATTTGAACACGGATTCTAATAAGCAGTATTCGGAAGTTATAGATATTGCTGAAACTCGTGATTTTGAAGTAGACATAGGTTGGGGTGTTTCTGCACCCTTCCTAAAGATTCGAACCATTGGTGATGTTACTGCAGATTGGACAACAAAAGGTTCACTGGCTCCATTAGATCCTGTCCATAGTAATGGGCAGTTGACTCTAACTGTCTTGAACGAATTGACAGTTCCTGGAGATCCTGTATCTGCGCCCGATATTTATATCAACATTTGGGTTAAGGCTTGTGATGATATGAAATTTACTGTACCCGATAGTGAAAAGATTTCGACATTGTCGGTTACACCCCTATTAGTTTCTTCTTCGTTACTGGAGTCGCATTCCGACGCCGAAACGATGGTGGATAAGCAAGAAAATAAGCCACTGGAAACTATGGGAATGTCGATGAATACTGAGGCTAGACCTCAGACAGATCATTACATGGAAGTCTTCATGGGCGAGCATGTCACATCTTTGCGAGATTTATTTCGCAGATATTGTTATCATACCGCCTGGAAACTCCCGCCCAACCCAACTGGAACGAAAATTTCCACCATACGGAACAAAGTTCGCCCATTTTATCGTGCTAGTTACGCTAACAATGGTGCTGGAGTCTTGGATTATACCGACACGGGCGGTTCGTCCAGGTCTGTTAACCCTGTTCCCACTTTTCCTCTCACGTATTGTATGCCTGCATTTGTTGCATGGCGCGGTGCTATACGTCGAAAGGTTATTAACAATAACGACACCGGAGGC